GCTCTATTGGCATACACCACGAGATTCATGCGCAACTGGAATTGGTTTGCATTGATTCCAACGCCATGGTTGAGCGATAAGTATTTCGCTATGTTCATGTGTTGGATCTACAAGGATGAGATTGAGCAACAGATGAAGACTGCTTTTCTGTGGAATTTATTCTGCGCTATAGTGGCCGCTGTTACTCTACCACCCTTCTTCTTTATTTTGGTTTTCTTTTACCTGCTATTGCGGCAGGCATACATTACCACAGTAATTAAGAACCAATTGATTGCTCGACTGGAAAGTAGAACGAATCTTGTTCCTGCTGTTGTTAAGCAAGTGAGGGACCGCTATTGGCAAGAATTTGCCATGGTTTGCGGTTCGCTAACAGCACTAGTAGCCCTAGTGCGTATAGTGCAAAACCTTCGCAAGATACAACGAGATCAAGGTTCACTAGAACCTAAGACCGAGAAAGAAGTTGAAGAGAGATCTGCCGAAACAAATGTTTGGCAATCTTTCAGACCTTTGCCCATGCCTGTCTCTTACAAGAGTAAGCGCATGACCAGAAATCAACTATCGCATAATGTTCTAAAGAACTTGCGCTATGGAAGCCTCTACATCAATGATAAAGATGCTTTAATGGCTAATGCTTTATTTTTACGGTCTAATGTTTGTATCCTACCCCATCACTATTTCGAGGATGGACACGATGAGTTGAATTGCCGTTTTGTTTACGAGCGACCTGGAGCACCAGGTCACACGTTCAATACGGTTCTCTCTGAGCGTCAATCTGTGAGAATAGAAGGGACTGATCTACGCGTTTGCTATTCAGCAACCGGTGGGTCATTTGGAAACATCATTGATTACTTTCCCGAATTCGATCGAGAGAAGCAAGACATGCCTGATCATCCGTTCGAAATGTTGTACCGCCAAAAACCCGGTGACGTTGTTACCATGAAAGGAACTGCCAAAATGGGCATGCAGAATAACTCTGTGTGTTCTTATTATGGTGGTTACTGCTCTAATTTGAGCGAGACAACTTTCGAGGGTTTGTGTGGCGCTACTGTAGTTTCAGCAACAGCTCACCCATGTATCTCTGGCATCCATCTTGGAGGCAAAACTGGCAAGAATGTTTCATCATTCGGCAGTGTTAACCAAAAAGAATTACGTGATGCTATTGAAGTACTTCGCCTTATCGAGGGTGTCGTACTAACTGGTGAGGCTGGTGATTTTCATGATACGCAAATGGGCATTCAATTTATGACTGGGGCAGAAATGCATCCCAAGAGTTCATTAAATTATATCCCAGCTGATCATGAATCACAGCTCCAATACTATGGATCTTGTACAGGTCAAGTCACCAATAATTCTGAAGTTCGACAAACTTTAATATCGGAACACGTTACTGAAGTTACTGGAATAGAGAATGTTTGGGGACCACCTAAGATGAGACCTGATTGGTTCGGATGGCAGAAATGTTTGGCTAATATCAGCAACCCTGCTAAGTCCTTCCCAGTAAAACTGGTTCAAAGGGCTATCCTTGACTACAAAATCCCGATAATTGACCACATACGTAAGTTTACGTTCTGGAAAAAGTTAAAACCTTTAACAGAATTAGAAACACTGTGTGGCGTTCCGGGAAAGAAGTTTATCGATGCCATCAAGCTCGCCACTGCTATTGGGTATCCCTTGTCGGGACCCAAAAGAGACCATGTTGTAGAACTAGAACCGACCGAAGATAATCCGGTCGTACGAGAGTACACATCTGAAGTCCGAACGGAAATCACTCGTGTGCACGAACTCTACAAAATTGGACAGCGTGCCTATATGGTAGCAAAAGGTTGCAAGAAGGATGAAATCTTGCCATTGTTTGATGAGGATGGAAATGAAAAGGATAAATGTAGAATATTCTACGGCAATCCTATTGCTTTAACACACCTCATTCGCATGTATTTTCTTCCAATCATCTATTATATTCAAATGAATCCTATATTAACTGAACAATCAGTGGGTATTAATCCGCTGGGTCCAGAATGGGATGATCTTGATACACATATGATGAAATTTGGAAAAGAAAGGATCTTCGCTGGAGATTACTCGAAGTATGATCAACGTATGCCTACCCAGATGATTCTGGCGGCATTTCGTATTCTAATCGATATCGCTCGCGAAATGGATTACACGGATGAGGATCTCCGGGTCATGGAAACATTGGCTGGGGATGTTGTGTTTGCAATTATTGCATTCAACGGTGACTTAATTGGTCTGACTGAAGGATGCCACATTAGTGGCAATTCCCTGACTGTCATTATCAATGGGATTGTTGGTAGTCTTAACCTACGTGTAGGTTACTATCACACATACCCCAACGATACCAGTTTCAGGGACCATGTAGCAATTCAATGCTACGGTGATGACAACAAGGGTACTGTGAGTAAGGATAGACAGCTCTTTAACATAAAGAGTTACTCTGAATTTCTCTCACAATATGGTCAAACATACACCATGCCAGACAAGACTTCTGAATTGAAGCCCTGGTGTGATGATGCTGACTTTTTGTGTCGTACTACAATGTTTAATCCCAAGATCGGCAAGAAACTTGGAGCGCTCAAAACTGATTCTATAGTTAAGAGACTCCATAATTATCGCCGTGACAAACATTCGCCTTTATCTGACGAACAAGCGTGTGCTGAAAATATTGATTCCGCTCTATTAGAGTGGTTCCACCATGGAGAGGTGGAATATGAAAAGCGACGCCAACAGATGATCGAGGTGAGCAAGCGAGCTGAAATTTCTCACATTTGTACAGGTATTCATAAGACATATGATGAACGTGCCAGGGAGTGGCACGATACCTATTCAGATAATGAGGAACAATAGTTCGCACTGTCTCGGAAGACATTAAACAGTCCTGCAGCCGTATGATCTATGGCGAAAGAAAGTTGAAACGATCACTGTATATATGGTTTACCAATTTTGTATATGTTATTATATTTGTATATTCATATTAGGCTTTGTACAGTTCGGTGTGCCCTCGTGCACAACCCCTATTTAGGGGA